GAAGTATTGTGTTCAGCGTAGTGGTACCCATTATTCATCCTTCTGACGCTGTCTATCAAGTGATCGTTCAGCTAAATAACCAACTTCTGCATCAGTCATTATCTTTTCGTGAAAAGACCTCAGCCCGGTTTCCGGGTCTTCTCGCATATACCTTAAATCCCACATACCATTAGCAGGATCGTAAGACATATCAGCGGCAGGATACTTAGCCATTTCCATCTGGTTACGGACTTTTCGTCTGCGAACTATCTGATCTTGGTCAGCCTGTTCAAGTGCAGTCTCATAAGCCTTTTCGCCTGCTTTACTATCTGTTGAAACTCTATCAACGGTATCTCCCGTCATAGACGCAAGAGATTGATTGTCTCCATACCCAAACATACCGTCAGGGACGACGACAGTACAATCTATTCGGTTCCCGTCCTTAGTAATAATCCCACCGGGAGCCTCAACTTCTGTCCAGCTAAATTCAGGAATAGATTTATTTATAATCCTATCGTTTGCTTTAGCCATTAGACGGTACTTAATCCTGTGCCTGCATTTGCAACAAGATCGGCAGTACCTGTATCCGTAACAAATTCTATCGAACCAAATCCACCGAATCCTCTTCGAGACATCTGCTTCCAAGGGTGTCCACCAACTACTAAAGCACCATATCTGATGGAACGATTTAGCGGATGAATTGAATTTAAAGTTGTAGCAGAATCAAGTGCCGCACTTACTTTGAAACGAACCCAGTACAGCCCTGTATTAAAAATCTGACCATTGCCAGCAAATGTACCTGCCCAGCTTTTTTCTGTCTCAACAATAGTTCTGAGCGTATTTGATTCCCAGTCAGTAGGCTCTGTCCACGTTACACTTCCATCCTGAGCAAGAGCCGCACCACCTGACGCAGTGCCATCTGTCTCAGCAATATCACTCCAAGCAGAACCATCCCAATAATCCCCTGTCATTAGCGAGGATGTCCCATTTACAGCATCTACATCAACAACCAGTCCGCGAAGCGGAACAGCGCATCCTACAAACAACGCACCACCATTAGCAAGAGTGGGAAGTGAAGACATGGTTATGTCAGTACCTATATCGTCATCTTGTGAATTTTCTGAATAGTCAGTCCAAGTAGCACCAGAGTCTTCAGTTTTTATAACAGTAATCCAAGGATTTATTGCAAACTGAACTACCGTAGCACTGGAGGCGGCATTATGTGCTTCCAAGCTAACGAACTGTGTATTAACAGGTAATCCTGCAGTCTGCGCGGAGTTAGTCGCGGCGAGTCCACCAGCAGTGTACCCAATACCGCGAACCTCATAGTTAACTGCCGGATTAGTTTGAGTAGGCATCTATGACCTCTTTCTCTTACTTATGCTGGGGGGCCGAGCCCCCCGGTTTTATTACTAACTACTAACAACATATAACGTAACGGCTGTAGCGGATACTCGTCTCCAAAGCAATACTGCCGCTTCATTGGTCAAAACTGTATTCCCAACATCAGCTAATGTAACTCCGCTTCCAGCGGCAAAAGTAGCTGTTTGGTCACCATCATTAATGTAATAACTAAGAACACATTGGTTATTTGTAGTAAGTGGTATGTTGGCAACATAGTTAACCGCGGTATCGGTTGTAACCGTCCCGCCACCTGTTGCTGTTGTATGAACATTAATCCCTGCCGCAACGTCTGCCGCCGCAAGAGTCATATGCTGACTATCGTCGTCAACAACTGTAAGAGTTTCACTCATTCGCCCTTGGGCAAGAGCAAGACCGTTTGCAGTAATTGTTACCGTATCAGTTCCCCCGACTTCCACCTTTACAGTGTCATCAGCGGACGCACGGATAGAACTGTCATTGTCCGTATCAAGGTCGATACGATTTCCATTTGCTCCAAGGTCGATAACAGGATCTGTGGTCGTTGTGGGCGTACCATCAAATACCCAGCCATCAACAGCATTAATATTAGGCATTTATATGCCCTCCTTATTCAACGCCTTGAAGATATGCTCAAGGCTATAGTGACAGGGGCCGAAGCCCCTGCCATAAATTCTGTTAGGACTAAGCCTCAGTTATACCGACAATCTGCCAGCCTGCCGCGGCTGAAACACCATTGCAGACAAAGTGAGCCGATTGGTTCTGGTCAATCACAGCAACTGTAGTAGAAGCATCTGATTGCTGAACCGTAATAGCTTCGGCGGCATCAGCGGCGTTAACGAGAAAGAACTCACCACCCTGAGTACCAGTTCCTGATGGGCAGACGAGGTTACGCCCTGAGCCCCCCGGATCTAGGTTCTGATGATAAGAATCTGCCGCGGTTAACGTTTTAGTCCCGGCAAGAGTTTCAGTGTTCGCATCTCGGATGCGAGGTATACCAATGCTCATTACGAGTCTCCGATTTCTAAACTAGGTTGTTCGTTATTAGTTTTATTCTTAGTAGGTTGCTTGCGCGACCCTGCCTGCCTACTCCTCTTACCAAGATCTTTGCGTTCTTCAGAGGCTTCAATCGCAGATTCATAATCTTTGAGAGCCAATGGAAGAAAACCGCGCTCTAGTGCGGTACCGAGTTGACCGGGACAAACATTGTGGATAACAGGCTCATAGGTTCCATCCTTTTGAGGCTGGAGAAGATAAGCAAAGTCAAAAGAAACAAAGTCCAATCTCTTGAGGGTTTCCTCAATGCCGCCAAAACGGCTCTCAAACTTATCCAATACTGCCGCAAAGTTTGCGTCAGCACGAGCACGTTGACGAATATCAATCGCACGTTGCTTCAAGAGAAGTTCTGATGGACGTTGTACTTCAGTTGTCACTTAGCTGTCCTTTCGCCTTCCACGTTTTCCACGTTTTCGCCGCCGACCACTTTTAACTTCAGAAACTGGGGCGACCAATTCCTTTCTGTTGAGTAGTTCCGCAGGCAAGGTCTCAGTATATGCCGGGGTTGAACCCCCGGAAGCATAATGAGTAAGTCCCTCTTGACCGGGAACTCTTACCCATCTTGCTCTGTCACCTTTTTGAACGGGACGGACTTTAGCTAACATGTACTGCTTATCCATAAGCGGCACACGAATCTTATGTCCATCCAGCGTGTCATACAGAAAGCAATATTCATTACTTCCATCGTCAATGACGGTGGTCTGTAAATCCTCGCCATGAGTCACACTCTCAGTTCCTCTATCGAACTGAGGGCTTCTCCATCGTTCTATAAGTGAAGTAGTCAAGGTTATAAGTATTAACTAATAGCGTCTGTTGCTGAATAAGCCTCAACAGCCCATTCGTCAACAATTTCGGTTTCTCCCCATACACCGACAGTAACAATGTCGGTACCACGGGAACGAATATCACGATCGTCTTCGGCGTCAATTTCCTTAGCCATGCAAAGAGCAAAGGCTTGAGGAGCAAAGACACAACCCTTGGAGTCACCCGAACCATCACGGGAAATAACACCAGAGGAATAAATCTGTACTCCAAAGCGGGTCTCTTGACCACGCCAGTAATTTTGTATGACTTCATCAGACGGCCCACTAGGTCGTGCGCCAGCGGCCATAGTGGTAGAACCACCTGCCTGCATACCTGAATCGTCTTCTACAAGACGTCGAATTTGCTCCGGGTGTAATACTGCATTCACTTTGCCACCCGGAGATGGGCCAAATGATGAATTGTTGTCGGTCTGCATATAGGCTACTGCGCCAGCGAGATGCCTAAATCCAAAGTTAGAACCTGCCCCCGGAGTTGAAAGTCCGGTAACAGCGTCAAACAAGGTCACAAGATCAGACTCACGGAGCCGACCAAGTGCAAGACCTTGCATCATTCCAACTTCTGAAAGAACATCTTCACTATTTTCGCGCTGTAATACGTCAGATACGAATGTTAAAACACCGTGCTCAGAAGCGGTTACGTTACGAACCGTTACCGAAACCTGTTGAGCGGCGTTTAATGTAACGCCCTCAGTAAGAGCCGCCGCAGTAAGACGTCCCCATAATGGGATATTCTTCTGCGTTTGGCCCTGAGCAAGGTCATAACGTGATACGAGACTGGCGGTTGGGCCAGCAGGTTCCACGTTTGCAATCGCGTCTGCTATTACAGTTGCGGCCATATTAGACAGACTCGACGAACTCGAAAGGGTCAGACCTTCTGCCATGACTTACCTCTTTATATTCCGCGCATCCAGCCCTTTTCAGTGCCAATGCGACGGTACTCGTCGATGTTGATGTCGCCACGCTGAAACGACTCAACTGCTTCTGACTTCGTCTCTATGGGAGAAGTCGTCCGCGATGGAGCTTCCTGCGTGGTTGGTGGCGGAGTAACGGGTATTGGAGGTGGTGCAGGAGTAGCGACGGAAGCAGATTGTTTTAGCTTGTTGATATTATTCTGTGCAACAGTATTAAGCTGTCCTACAGTCATACCATCCATCATACCTTCCCAAATCTTCGGATCTAAATGTGTAGTCTGAAGACCTGCGTCAGCGATCATCTGCGAAACCCCGTTGGCAAGCTGAAGACGTTCTTCAGGTAAGAGACCCTGCGACTGCTGTTGTTGCTGTTGCAATGGTTCTTCTGGTACCTGTTGAGCCTTTGCTCGCCAATATTCAACCTGTTGTTCAGGTTCCAACTGTTCAACTCTTGCCTGCTCCATTGATGAAACAACTTGCTTAAAAGGCTGTAACGCCTCATCAACTTTCGCAGTCAGGTTATCTTCAATTTGTTTCATCCGAGTAGCATTCCAATTATTCTGCGTACCCTGATATTTAGTGAAAACCTGTTCTATATCGTTGAGAGTTGGGCCTGTAACAGATGCCTGTTCCTGTGCCTGTTCCCCTACCTGTTTTTCTGCCGTAGCGGATTCTTGTTGAGCCGCCGAAACTGAGCTCACTATTTCTTCCACTGATTCTGGTGAAGCCGAAACTTCTTGTTGCTTTTCGGTTGTCATGGCCTAGACCTCTTACCCCTAAAGGTTGACTTGTATCCGATATTTATACATAAATTCCAAACAATATGCAACTGTTAACCCATAAATTGTCCGCTTGGAATATTCCAAATTTGTCTCCAGTCGCCATTGCTTCCCAATTCAGGCATCCGCCAATATATTCTTGCATCATCAAGCCCGTCTGGAGATAATTGATTCTCTGGATGAAGTAGTGTGTTTGTATATCCAAACCTAAATAACCAAGCATCTAATAAGCGATCTTGCTTACGAAGTTGTATCTTAACTGCTTTGCGTTTATTAAAGAATGTTTTAAGTAAAGGATTTTCCTGTTCAAGTTCATACTGTTGATTTTTAGTTAACTCAAGCCACCTCTCATAAAGAGATTTAATTTCTGCACTCCTTGGCAATGAAGCAATTGTAAGTTCATCAACATCTTTAAAATAATAGTTAAACCGTTTTTTCCCTTCCCAAAGTTCCTGAACTTGATCTGGAATACCACTACCTGTTTTAAATATTTCTTGAACATATGCGTAAACTTCATCCCCCCACTTATCACGAAATGCCTTCACAACGGCATCTTTTTTCCTATAGTTGAACCCCGTTGGATCATCAAAAGCGTCAGTCGCAATAACTTCACTAACATATTCCTGATAAGCCAAATCTTCTACATGTTCGTTCCCAAACTTTTTAGCCATAGTATGGAAATATTGATGTACCCCTGCGTGCTCACCTGTTTCATCATGTAGCTCTTCCATCTTTTTACGATTGATAGCATATGCAGGTTGCAAATAATTTCTTCTAAATATTTCAAAATCAATAACACCAGCGTTTAGATGATCTAAGCCCTGTCCAATATTTTCTTGCAGTTCCTCTTCAATCTCATCTCTTACAGCATAATACCCTTCAATGGCTTCTTCTCTGCCACCTCTTTCGGGCAATTGGGCACGATGAGCTTGAGTTAATTCTTCTAAGCTCAAGACATCTCCAGCAGACACCCCTTTAACCTCACCATTTTCAATCTTTTTTCTAGCCCCTTGGTTTAATTCTTTCCATTTCTTCCCATACGCCGCTACCCCAAGAGTATCTCGTAAATCTCTGCGTCTCTCATAAGCACTTAAAGGTCTAACTCTTCCACCAAACACTTCTGTTGTTGTTGCAATTCCACCTGTTCGATAGGGTCTTTCCAGTAATGCTCCCTCAGCCCAGATAGGTGTAAGTGATCTTGATGTATTTTCTAGACGCTCAAGAAGAGAACCATTAATTTCCCGACCCATATAATCACTACCTACAGCCTGAGTCCAAGCAATACTCCCTATAGGTGAAGACCGACCTCTAATCCAGCTTACCAAGGGGTTCCTGTTTATCCTCTTAGCAAAACCAGTACCATCGCTTCCAACAAATGCTTCTCTCGCATCATCATCATATGAAGTTGCCGCTATTTTTGCCGCAAGACGAAGAAACTGAGTATAAAAAGTCCCGATACCTACGCGGTCACCACCTACCTGTACTGACATGAAACCAGAATCTGTCGGATCAAAATTTGGTTTTTGTTTCAGTGCCGCACAAAATCCTGCGTATGCCAAGGCACCAGTTCCAAGCATCCCTATAACTGACTGCCGTGCCATTTCCCCACGCAATCCACCTCTATATACATCTGTTAAAAGTGCCATCGCTGATCGTGTATATCTTGGGGAAAAGAAAAGCCATCCACGTTCAATTTGTTGTTGCCGACGCGATACTCCAAATGATGAAGAAGACAGCGCACCAGTCATCTTATTAATCATCCCTGCCGCTTCTTCTAAACCATGCTCAGACTTCATCGCAGTTGATCTCATTGCTTTGTACAACTCAATACGGATGAAATCTCCCGGAGCAACAAACCCACGTTCAAATGGTTTCGCAAGACTAGTTAATATACCATCAAGAGACTCTCCAACTTTTGGTATATTTTTAAGGACTGTAGCATTATCTATAGCAGTAAATACATCTTGAGCCGCTCTGCTTACCTGCCCTCCCTTTTCAACAAATTCTCGTACAATGTCAGGGTTCTCTAAATAAACCTGCATTAATTTCTTAGGATTAACAAAAGCCTGAGCGGCTCTCCACTGCGAATCAATTAACGTTTTTTTCAATAATACCGCTGTTTCCCCAATTCCTGCTTTCCCTGATAGAAATCTTCCTGCTATAAACCCATAAGTAGGAACTCCATGTATAAGAGCAAAACCAAAGTCAAATCCAGTTTTACCGAGACGGAATAAATCCCCCACTTTAGCTACGTTTGCGCGGAATCCGCTTTCTACCCCACGTTCTTCAACTATGCTCTTGATTGTTTTCTTTGTAGCAGATTCGATATCCTCTGTATTTTTAAACATCATCCCTAAAAAGGCAGGGGGAACGCGTTTTACTCCCTTGGGTTTGCCAAACATACTATTTGCACTAATATATTCACCAGTTTCCTGAATTCTCTCATTCAACTTTGCTATCGCGTTAACATTATTATGTAATTCGTCTTTCAATTTTTGGACTCTAGCTGGATCAATGCTAGTTTCAATCTCATCAACCATTGATGTAAGAGAATTGAGTTTAATTTTTTTAAATCCTTCTCGTATTGCGTTGTAATTTCCAGAGTTTAAATTCCTGTCAACTAAATTCTTAGCCGTTTTTTGTATTTTGGCTACGTCAAGAACATTTTTAGGATCCATTGTTGCTAAAAACTTTGTAAATCCTATATCAATTACATCTCCATACATACCTGTGTGAAA